CGCAAACTTCTTGAATGATTGCATCGCTATAGAGGGAGCCGACACCGAGAGCTGCCTTAAGCTCTGTGACTGTACATAGACTCATTCTCTATCCTTTCATAAGAGCTGGGAGCGAGAAGGGCACTCGCCCCCAGCCGTTCTAATGGTTCGCTATTAAGCGAGGTTGAAGCGACGAACGCCAGCGCCACCCTTAAGAACACCGATTGCGAGGTATCCGTAAAGAGCGATTTCAAGCTCACCAGATGTGAGTACATTGAGACGGAGCTGTGTAGTTGGTGACTCCCAGACATAGACAGACTCAGGAGCTACGAGGAATGCAGACTCATCTACAATTCCTGATACTGCGATGTTGTGGTCGACGATGAGGTCTGTACCGAGTACGTTACCCATTGCTGACTGTGCAACTACTGCACCTGCAGCGTTGTACTGTGCGCCCTGCGCTGAGTAGAGTGGGCGACCTGTTGTATCTGCGTAGCCTGTGATAGCTGCCCATTGGTCAGTCGAAGCGACGAGCTTGTTAGCGCGGTCTCCGCCTGTGTTCTTGTAAGCTGCTGCAGCTTCTACAGAGATGTATGACTGAAGACCTGCCGCTGTTGCTGCTACACCTGTAGCTGCTGTACCAGAAGCTGTGAACGCTGCGATAAGAGCTGCGTCTGTTGACTTCTCGTAAGCCTTGCGGAGTTCTGTCATGAGGAGATCCATGAACGCTGGTGATGAGCGGTCAATGAGTTCCCATGAGATACGGTTGATTCCAGCAAACTTATTTACTGTGACTGTATCGTATGTAGATGTCATGCCTGTCTCAGATGGTGCTGCACCCTCGTCTGTGTCTGCAACTGTTGGAGCAGTACCGAGCTTAGGAATTGTGAAAGACATTCCTGAATCTGGGAGAGCGTTACGAGTTACTGCCTCGAACGCTGGGCGTCCTGTGAAAGTAGTTGTAACGAACTGGTTAAGGTGCTGAGGTAGTGTAAGACCTGTGTTAGTTGATGTTGAGTCATCCGCTGCACGAACTGTGCGACGTGCCTCGTCATCGCCCATAGCTGCCTTGATAGATGCCTCAAGGTACTGAGCAGATGAGATTGGAGCTGTGCGCTCTTTGACGTAGTGTGATGCCGCAACTGTTGGGCGAGCCGCTTCGACTGCTGCTGCTTCAACTGCTGGAGCTTCTACCGGTGTAGTGGTTTCTTCCACGACTGGCTCGCTTTCTGGTTGGGTTGGTTCTGCAGGGATAACTTCCTCTGCAGCAATCTCTAGTACCTGTGCAGACTTGAACGCCGGCTCTGTTACGAGAGAAACTTCTTTTAACTTAGCCGCTGTTACTACGGTGTGACCGTCACGGCTTGGCTTTGATGCGATGATCTCCGCACCAACTGAGAGACCGCTAACGAGTCCCTCCTGCGCCTGAATGAGTGCATCGTTACCGCCTGTGGAGCGGGACAACTTAAAGGTTGCATAGATGCCGTCCTGTCGAACCTCTGCCGCTGTCATGCGACCGACTGGCTTCTTCATGTCATGCTGGGAGAGGAGTTTAATCTTAGAGATGTCAGTAACGTCGATTGAACCCGCCTCGAAGACAACGCCACCGAGGTTGGTGTTACCGATTTCGCCTGTACCCATAGGGACAATCTTGCCTGAGATTTCGCGGCGCTCTTCGCTACATTCTAGAGATGCGGCTTCGATGTATAGGGTTTCCATTAGCTCATTCCTTCGCTTCCATTAGGTGTAAGGTCTGTCATTTCCATAGCCTGTTCAACTGAGATAAGTTGAAGAGATAACATCTTCTCAATTACCTGTAGCTCTACTAGAGGATCGTTCTTGAGGAAAGTATCAAAGACTGCAAAGCGAACCTCATGTCCAGCGGTAGAGATGTCATCCATAGATAGACGGCTCTGAATCGCTTGGATGTAAGGCTCGATAGAGAGCGCGTAGAATTGCTTACGCTCATCTTGTACGTTTGCATAAGTCATCGTAGTATTCTGGTCAGCGCTTAGGTAATACGCTGGGACGTTGCACACGCGGGCAATCTGTGTAGATAGATTCTGTACTGCCTCGTTATACATCATGTCTTTAGGAGAGAACGAGACAGGGTTATAATCGAGAGTGCTAGTTAAGTAAGCTGTAGAGTTGTTCTGGCGGGCGCGCTTCCATGCTGCGATAAGTCCCTGCACCTCGGATGCTGGAAGGTCTGCGCCGGAGTTCTTTAGGAATCCTGCGGGCTGTGGGTTCGCAGAGTTGACTGCAGCTGCACGATCTACGTCGATAGCCGCCTGAATAGTGCGACCGCCACGGTCTAATACGCCCTCATCGAAACCTTGAATAGTTACGATATCGTTCATGTCAATAGGTGAAGCGTCGATGTAATACTGAGTTACATGGATGCCGTAGAGGTCTGTAGTAAAGGTAATGCGAGTGTTAGCAATCCACTCAAACGCGCTAGGACGTCCATCTTCTGCATAGCGCTCTGTCACTAGGAGATATGAAACGCCGTACATCATGAGCGAATCTACGATCCAAGTAATAGTAACGAAAGAAGGCTGAGACTTAGAGAGTTGGTTAATCCAACGAGGCGAGGCGATAACTTCGCCGGTGCGCTTGTTGTAATACTCTAAAGGGATAGAGGCTACAGTTCCGCAAATAAGATTGCGAGCGCGAGCTACGCTAGGTACTGTCATCGCATCATGGCGAGAAACTCGTGGAATGATTGCGTTATAAAGAGAGGGTAAATTCTCGCCCATAACTTGTGGCGCGTACTGCGCTTCGAGGACAGTCGGCTTGTTGCGCGAGAAGATACCCATAGATGCTAATTATACACTACTCCGAGTAAATCATAGCAGATTGCTGAGGCTTGGAGAGTGTCGAGACAACCATCGCTGTGGCAATAGCGCCAGAGATATCGCCCGCACTCTTTCGCTTAATGATTCTCCAAGCGGAGTCGTTAGTCTTAGCCGCGCAGTTATTCATCTGTTGAATCCATCCCTCTTGCCCTGAGTGAACCATTCTCTTATTGTCGAGGGCATCCTTTAGATCCGTACAGGCTTGATAGAACTGCGCTCCAGAGATGTCGGTGCATACCTGCCCCGCATTGCTGAGACGGTCGGCGATTGACTGAGTGGCGTAGCGGTCGAAGCCGATAGAACGAGGGCGGTACTGGTCTGCCCAGCCCTTAATATCTGCAGCTATCTTTAACTCGTCTACCGAGACTTGGCTCTCCCATGTTTGAGCAAGACCAATTCCAACTCGACCATCTGGGAGAATCTGCCCAATAACCAGAGACGCATTGCGACGAGATGGACTGACATCGAAGGCGAATACCGTATAAGCGCCGATTGCCATTTCCAGAGAAGAGTCAGAACACTCTTCGAGACTGCCATGAGTCCACGGAGAAGATAGAGAGTCAATCCATTGACATAGGAGTTCCGTGCGGGTGTTCTCAATAGGGCTAGTTGCAACAGCTTCTTCAAGGGCTTCCTCCGTGATCGTATAGCCGAGGGCTGGGTTAGCTTGCGCCCATCCTGACCGGTCGGTTACTTTGCAATATTGTGGTGCGCTGTACTCGTAGAACCCGAAGGACTTAGGAGGGTTCTCTAGCGCTCGCTCTCGCATGCCATTAAGGACAAGAGAGAACGCATCTCCTGCGTTAGAAGTGAGTAGTGTCTGAGAGTTCGGTCTAGCTCTAGTCGTAGGGATTGCAGCTCGGTATCCCTCTTCGTTGACTTCTCGAAGTTCGTCGATGTAGAGGAAGTCTGCAGTACGTCCACGAGATCCATCTCTAGTTGCTGCAACGACATCAAGTCTTGTCCCATCAAGCATCTCAATGCTCTCAGTTCCGTTCGCGTGTCGTATCTGTTTAACGAAGCCCTTGAGGTGGTCATTACTCTCCAGTACTGAGGCTACTTGGCGAAAGGTGTCTAACGCCATGGATCTATTAGATGACATTATGAGGATGTTCTTACTGTCCCACTTTAGCAGGTGAGCGAGTATGAGCATACGGGCGAGGTGTGTCTTACCGTTCTGGCGGGCAATAAGGAGGAGGTTGGTCTTCCTTACCCAGTCACCCTTGGCATCTACCGTGAGCATATCCTTTAGGACGTGTTCCTGCCATGGGAGTAGAGGCATCTGGATAATCTCACAGAGTTGTTTCACATCTTCGAGCTTGTTCTTACCCTTGAGAGGTATCGAAGAGAGTCTAGGCTTGGTGACCCCCAAGCGCTTAGTTTTACGCGGTGCAGCCATGGGTCTATCCGGTGACTGGTCGGGCTGTAAAGGGACTGTTCTGGGGTATCTCCGACCGTGTCGGGGAGGGAAAGGCAGAAAAATCAAGAGGGGTAGCCATCTGCTCTAAAAAAACACCCTGTGACTTCTTATTCTTCTTGCTATTGCATGGCTTACACGCACTTACCATGTTGTTGATATCTATCGCTAACTCTGGTGCTTTGCTTACAGGTATCACATGATCTATGGTCATATCTTTACCCTCATAACCACAGTAGAAGCACACCCAACCATCTATTGCTAGCTTCTTGAGTCTTATCTCCTTGTACTTACGGCTAAGGCGTGGGTCACCCTTCTTTGATGCCATGACTACTGCCATCCTTTGGTGCGTAAGTGATTAAGAGCTGCACAATACATAGGCTCATCATACTCGGTAATACCATACCTATAGGCTACATACTGCCAGTACTTCCAGAACTGTAGCTCTACATGTGCATTACGCATAGAGGCTATCTTAAGCTGATACAGTCCATAGGCTTGCTTACTACCTCCTATGTTACCTATAGCCTTATCGTTCCATCTTGATTCTCTATAGATGATCTCATTATGACACTTATATTCATTATCTGATAATTGCTTATTAGCTACATATTTAACTAAGTCTTTAGATGTACTGAATAGCATTCTTTGAGAAGCCTCAGTAGGTGTCCCACCTACAGACATAGCTGTGGCAATAACGATTGCGACCCCGCAAGCTAGCGCTTTAAGGCGCTTGCGGTGAGCCCCTGATGGGCTCTCGCTGGAGAGCTTTAGTGTACCAGTATGGTCAAGGACATTTGTAAAAGTGCTGGTCAGACGGCGTGGCGTTTTCATGGAATCTCCTTATTAACACCCTGTGGATAACTATCCATCAAATGTGGATAACTATCTATTGTCGGTAGAGTAGAACCCTGTCCCCTTAAATACGGCTGCAGGTACAGAGCTATAGACCTTGTGCATAGGCTCTCCGCAGAAGGGACAGTCCACATCATGAGGCTCATGGATGGCGAGCTTATGATCTAGTATCGCCGTGGACTCGCAGTCCTCATTACGGCATTGAAACTCATAGGTTGGCATTATCGAGCTTCTCGCATATGTGACAAGGTGAACCCTCCATAATCGTATTACCGCAAGTGCAGTAGATAGGCTCTAAGTTTACCGTGTCTTTCTGGAAATCTGTGTAACCTGCCTTAATAAGTAATGAGACAAGGTCGCTGAACTTTAAGAAGCTTAGATACTCCGCCGCATCCTCGCCCTGTCCATTCATACGGCACACAACCACATTAAGCTCGTGGTTCTTCTCTGTGCGCTTACGACCTTGCCTCATCCACTCCATGGGATTGAAGTCGCTTCTCGCTTTGACTTCTATATCTATCGGGATATTCACGATATCTTTCCCATTACCGCGCCCTACCGTAGCCCCAGACCAATAGCGGCTGAGATACTCGGCTACTACTCGTTCCGTCCTGAATCCACGGTGTTTGCGGTGTTGAGATGGCATAGTCTGATCTACGCCTTCCCAGTACTAGTTATAGCATGACACTTAGGACATGACCAGCTAAAGCCATGTTTATAAGTGCCGCCAGTAATCATAATCTGTTCCATCGGGAATGGCTCGTTGCATAGGTGGCAGACGGTAGTAATCTCTGGATGTACCGCAGGGACTAGAGTGCCGTCCTTAGCATCTTGGAGAATCTCAAGCTCCTCATCGCTGGGAAACTTCTCCCATTCGCCATCTTGATTCTTGAACTCTATGTGTCCCATGTCATTACCACTTATTCTCTTGTCGACCCCATGAGCCGTTTGGTTTGATTTCATACCAGATTACATCCTTACAGGCGAAGCAAGAGAAGTTACCCCATGGCTTCTTAGTCTTAGCAGATACTCCGGTCTTCCATGTCATGTCCTTACGGTCATGGCACTTAGAGCACTTAGGGATATCCCGCTCTGTCTGCCCTCCGATAATGTCCTTAACGATTGAGACTGCCTCGTCTACTGTAGCCGGTGGCTTTGTAGCTGTGAGAGTCCATGGATCTGCCTCGTTAACTACTGGCACATAAGTTGAGCCGGTCTGACTCATCTTTGCCTTAGCCTCTTCGATAGCGTTCTGAGCTGCAGACTTAGCGGCTACCTTGCTCATCTCTTCTCGCGTAGGGCGTTTCCCTTTCGTAGCATAGCCAGCGTTAGCCAGCGCTCTACCAATACTAGACGTCTCGCAATTCTCCAGAGCGGACGTAGCATTAACGCCTCGCCCTTGGACAGTCTCCTCTGCAAGCCCAGTTGCCCAAGGTGCAGAATCATCACTCTTGCGATATACAGAACTTCCAACGATAAATCGAGAAGGCGATGCCTCCAGTAGTTTCGTCTCAATACGCCCATCTGGGTTATCCTTCCAGAACTTAGTTAGTCGCTCTTCAACTGTCTCGTAATCATCTAGGTTAAAGTGCGCCACGGTCGTTTATCTCCTTTAGCTTCCAGCCAATAGACTTGAGCTCTCTGAGGATCTGTTCGTTCTGATAGACAGCAACCTCTGTGAACGCGTCACGGGCTAGTGCTGCTTCTTTTAATGCGTCTAGTTCATCCCATTTGAACATTGTTAATCGTTTCCTTTCCCTTTTCGCAGGCTATCCAACCTGATTCATATAAAGCCCCAGCCTCTTGAGCTGTTATACACTCACATAAATATACGACGCTATTTAAAACTTTTATTGCTTCTCCACGCTTGTGACATTTACGCTTAAACATATAAATCATTCTCCTCTGTGTGTAGTTGTCCCATTATTCCTGCATAGCCGCACAAGTCGATGTATGTGTCGACTTTAGAACCTTCCATTGTCCTTGCCAGCTTGACCAATAGCATGATACCTGCGACCTGATAGTCACTAACTGGCAGCTCCAGATATGCGCTGATGAGCCGTGCGGTTCTAGACATATTGTCCGTTGGGTGTCCATACTCCATTCCACGGTCCTGAATGATTGCTTTTGCTTCAATAAGGAAGTCACCGGCGTTCATCGCTTCGCCTTGAATGATTCGATGCGTCCTTCTACCTTGCCATCTGATACGCCGATCATGTAGCCCAATAGTGTGCAGCTAATGATGACGATGGCATATGTTGCGAATGTCATTTTTGCCCTTTCCGTAGTCCGTATTTCGTCTACGGGATGAACTTTACCTTAGGGCTGGTCGGTGCCTAGTATATTTTGGTAACGGTTTGGTAACGATTTGGGAAGGGTCCTCGTCCTCGAAGTAAGGGTTAGCGATTGCGGGGTCTGCCATAGACCTTACCCTGTACCGTGAACGTGCCATCCTTCTCGATGTAGATGAGATCTACTTGGACGTTCTTGCCCTTTACATACATGATGGCGAACGCCTGTTGCCAGTTCATAACGCCTTTAGTGTAGCTAGCCTTAGAAGTGTCCATAAGATGACCCACCTCCACGCCATGCAGGATACGCCCTACGCGCCCTCCTGTAGCCTCTGTAAAGGACGAGCGACCTGCTCTGTGAGTGTGACCTGAGATAACGTTCTTACCGCGCCTACGCGCCCCCTCAAGGGCTGAGAGACCCCCCTGTGGCTTGATAGGGGTATGGTCTCCATGGACTGCCACCCAGTTAGGGGCTATGTTCATGTCTGACTTGTGCCACTTAATGCCTAGCTCGTCAAACTTCATGAACTTCTCGAAGCGCAACTCAGGCAAGGATAGGAAACTAGGGACTTTCTTCATGATCGTGTGATACAAGCGATCCGTATGATTAGAACGAATGCAGTCAGAAACGCCCAAATCGTAGAGAAGGTCGACGCACCTGTCTCTATCATCGGCTAGGGTCTGCTCGTAGGCTTGAGGTGTTCCCTCGCTCCACTTAGATATGGTCTGAAAGTCTATTTCGTCACCAATAGTGACTGTCTGGTCTGGCTTAAAGGTCTTTAAGAATCGAGCTATATTCTGGACTACGTGTACATCCTCATAGGGTACTTGTAAGTCTGAGATAATTACTATGCGCTTCATTCATCCTCATCGTCCTCATAGGGGATATTATCTATGCGATTAGGCAAGTTAGGAATGATCCAATCAGGAAACGAGTCACGATCGCCTAGTATCCAGAAGATATGCTTCTCCGAGAATCCGGCTTTCTTTAATGACTTGTAATACTCATTGAGCGCTATAGCGTATGCGTCTAAAGCGTTGTAAGTATCTAAATCTATTACTGGTCGCTTCCTTGCCATAGTTTTATTTTCCCTTAAGTAGTAACTCCAACATAGCTTCGACACGCACTAGGCGGTCATTCATTGACGAGCCGCTGTTAGGCTTGAGTTCCGCTAGGTAGTGCAATATTACGAATCTCAGGAGTGCAGCAGTTCCAGTCAGTACCGTCGCGCATATGGCTACAATCGCAGCCCAATCTTGAGGACTCACTTTTTGTCGATGGCATCGACTGCCGCCTCAATAGCGTCTACTGCTACATCGGCGATAGCCTTCTTAGCGCGGTATGACTTGATAGCTGCACGGATAGCAGGAAGAGCAATGATGCCTAGACCTGCGATGATAGCTGCTTCCATTTACTTGCCTCCTAGTAGCGGGATATTAAAGAACGTAGAATCTGTGTCACCCTTTTTAGTGAAAGAAATATGGCAATGATGGTTATGAGGGTTGATTCCCTTATACTTGCGCCAGCGCCAGCCCATGCGAGACGATGCGATGCGACCGTTGAATATGACGTAGGCGATATTGCCCTTACCTGATTTGGCATAGAGTCGAATCTGATCAGCAATATCGGGCATGAGGTCGGGCTTGCCGCCCTTATGGACATCTCTATCGACATCGAGGGCGCGAACATAGGCGATCCCATCGACTGCATTCTTCCAATCAGGATTATGGTCGCTAGGACGCGCTGAATGGCGAGTATCGCCAATCCATCCATCGGAACGGCGATCTCTATCTGGGAACGTGTCATCAAATTGCTCCCTTAGCTGTTGTCCTGCTTTACAAAGAATTGGCTTCATAGAGCGCCTCGCATTCTGGACATTCCCAGCGCTTTAAGTCGTTAAGAAATAATGATTCATGCCCGCAATCAAACATAGGCGCAATAAACGCATCGTCGATAGGGTCATAGGTATAACCGACACCAGCAAAGTTAAACCGAATGCGGTTGTTGTAGCTTGTCTGTAACCAAGTGCCGCCAAGGTTATTGACTAGCCACGAATAGCCCTCATCGCCTGCTGCGTCATTATTGTCTCCAACGAGTACGCGAATTACTTTATTGTTTTCGTCAATTTCTGCCCAATGACTCATACTGGATACCTCACAATAATAAAGCCGCCCGCGCCGTTACCGCCGCCTGATCCGCCACCGCCACCACCGCCGGAGCCTGTAGTCGCTGTTGCGTTGTTAGCGGGTGCAAAGTTGGAGAAGTTACCCGCTCCACCTAGTCCACCTAAACCTTGTGTGAATGGTGCAGTAGCATCTCTACCGCCACCGCCGCCTGCGATGTAACCTGCAACGCCTAAGCCGACAACTGTTAGCCAAGATGACCAAGTGTTTAAGCCATCGCCGCCGTTTTGTGTTGTTCCGTTACCCGCTCCAGCTCCACCACCGCCGCCACCGCCGGGGTTAATTACATTGCTTGCAAAACCGTAACCAGTTGCCCCGCCTGTATTTCCTTGGGTAGTAGCTCCTCGGGTTCCAGCATCGGTAGAACCACCGCCTGAACCGCCTGAACCGCCGTTGACGTTTCCGCCACCTGCAGCACCTGCACCGTATCCACCACCGTCGGATGTAATAGTGTCAAATATTGAACTTGTTCCAGCTGTACCGCTTCCAGTACTTCCAGAACGACCAGCTCCACCACCGCCGATTGTTAGAGAATAACTTCCAACAGATACAGACCGACCAGCCTGATAGGAAACTCCACCAGCTCCGCCTCCACCTGCTCGGGTTCCAGCTGTCATGTCAGCGCCACCACCACCGCCACCTGCAACAACTAAAACATCGCAAGAGAGAGCAGCATTACTTACTCCAAGGGTTCCGTTGCTAGTAAAGAGTCTGTAATTGTAACCGCCCGAGGTAAACAGAGTTCCACCTGTAACGGTTGCAACTGCTGCATTAGGTGATAAAACGGAGGTAACTACGTTAAGCAATTGCGCCCACCACATACCAAGAGTTGGCAGCCACCTGAATGAAAGCTGCTGACTTGTACTGGTTAAGAACAGGGCTTGCAGATGTAGCACCTGCAGAGGCAACAGTAACGCCACCTGCACCTGAGATAGTTACCGCTCCCGCGCCCTTATTAAGCACGGTTATGACGGTGCCAACTGGGAAGGCTACGGATGCGTTGGTGGGAATTGTAAGAGTAGATGCGCCCGCGTTAGATCGTGTGATGAGAACCTGATACTGGTCGGTAAGGACAGGGGTGTAGCTTGTGCCTGTCTGGTCATTGAGGGTAAAGGCTACTAAGCCGTTAGCAGCTGAGGCGGTGAGGATGTCACCGGTTGAGAAGGGAAAGCCTGTTGCCATTATTGTCTCCTAGTAGCCGAGCATATTAACGCCAATTATACCGTAGGTTGAGCTTCCAATGATGAAGCCCTCCGCTATTGGTTCAAGGGTCGTTACTGTTGCGGTCATTTTGTTTGGTGTGATATCCCACGCTATGCCTTGGCATTGGAGGGTCTTTACAATAGTCGAGCCATCAGGCTGGACATTAGTAATCTTGAGATTGTCGAAGTAGTCCAACGCAATCATCGTGTCAGTTGGCACGGAAGTATCGAGTAGATCTACAACCATTTCGTCAATGCGGATGGTTGTTTCCTTACGGGTAGCTACATATTCCTTAGCGATGTTCAGGACAATAGCGTCGGTCTCTGCGACTAGGTTGTCTTGGCTAATGCCGTGAGGGAAGTACTTGTTAACCGAGTCTGTGTCGCTGACTGTCTGAGCTGCACCGCCTACGCGGGTAAAGGTGGCTTGGTTGATAATGAGCTTGTCATCGAATGAGTACTTGAGATTCTTATAAGGGATGCCTGTGGTCTGGTTAAACTCGATGGCTGTATCACCAAGGGATGACATCACCTGAGTGCGGCTCTTGAATACTGCCGTGCCTGAACCGTCCATATAGAAGGCGCCAGTCTCGGAGAACTCTGCGTTCTTGAGGGCTTCAAGTGATGTTCGAGCTGTGCCCGGGTCAGCGACGCAGGTGTTAAGCCCTGTCCCTACGGTTCTCATGGAGCTAGGGAAGGAGACCTGATCTAGTATCTTGCCAATGCGTGTGCCGGTATCTTGCCCAGCTGTTGCATCTGTGATGGTCTGAATGTTAGCCATCTGGAAGAGACGGAACCCATCGGTGCAAACGAGGTCGACGTAGCCTGTCTCTTGCCCTTGAGGGTAAGTATACTTATAGTCGGTGACATATCCTGAGAATAGGAACTCCTCAGCTGTGGCAGTAGTGGCAGAAATGCGTACCTTGCGTAGAGGGCTCAGGTAGCCGTAGTAAGGCGATGAGGTGTTCTGAGGGTTAAAGTATGAGAGAGGGTCTAGGACGCGCACAGTAGCCGTTCCTGCCTCGTATTGGTCACGCTGGATTGAGCGACCACGGCGAATAGCAATCTGGTACACATCAGGAGTTAAGTCAACAGTAGGCAGGATGACATCTGATTCACCGAGACGCGATACTCCGATAACACCGTACTTGGCATCGCCGACCACAAAACCGGTCCCGAAGGTCGCTCCGGAGGAGAAGTCGAAGCTAACGGCTATCTGTGCTGGTAATGCCATTATCCGAACATTCCAGAGATGCGACCAATGTCAGACTTCTTACCTGCTAGAGAGTTGTAGTTCAGACCGTTTTGAACTGCAAGAACTAGATCCTGCTCTGATAGTACGGAACCGTTTACGGTGATGTATACATCTCCCGCTGCGTTAGAACCTGCGCTACCTCCGCCACCTGCTACAAGGCTCTGGACCGTAGGGGTAAGAGTTGCAAATGATTCACCGCGGGTGCTTGAAGTACCGGTAGCACCGAACGCGGCAGCCAATCTTGCCTTCTCAATGATCATGTCAAGATAGCTAGACCAAGCAGCAAAGGGATTAGCGGCTGGTTTGAGACTGGCTAGTTCGTTGGCTAACTGAATGCCTAAGCCCTGAGCCAAGGCAATCTCTTTAGTCAGGCGCTGAGCTTCTGTCACATTATCTGTCAATATCGCTAGTTGCAACAAAGCCCGCTTACGATCTTCCTCTGACAAGTCACCCTTAAGAGCAGCAATAAGGTTGGCTTGCTCAAGGTCGAAAAGGGAGCCCGCCTTCTTCAAAGCTGCTTGCTTCTTCTGTTCTGCAGTCAATGCCTTCTGAGCTTTAAGAGCTGCTGCGTTTTGCTTTTTGCGGTCTGCTTCTATTTGAGCAAGTAATTTAGAATACTTCAAATATGGGTCTTCTGGCTTTGGCTTTGTAGTAGAGCCGCCACCGGAAGGGATGCCGGTGGGGTTGAACTTACTGAGTAGACCATTCGCGCCAGTAATATCAAAAAGACCAAACAGAGTTTCTTTACCTGCAGCAATAAACTCAAGTCCTCTGCCAATTTTATCGAGAGTCCAAGCCAAAACATTTAATTTAGCTCCTTCTGAGCCGTCACCAAATGAGGCAAGAGTAAGAAGGGTGGCGCCTACGCGCTCTTGGAAATTACCCCATGCAAGAGATAAGACCCCGACCTGTCCTGAATATGTGGAAAGGTAAGCAGCTGACGATCCAGCGAACTGGTCGTTCATAATCTTTTGAATCTCGCTAAAAGATTTAGCCTGTAGAGTGGCATTAGATAGACCGAGGTAATACTTTCGAAGTCCCTTGGTGTTTCCGATGTATGCCTGAGCAAGGTCGTTGCTGACCTGAGCAAGTGAATAGCCACTTCCGCGAGATGCCTCAATAGCGGTTGCTAGGATGGATTGAGATGCGGCTAATGATCCGGTTTGAGTTAATAGAGACTGGAAAGCAGGACGGAGCTCATCGTCTGCGACCTTAGTCATCTCCTCCATCTTGGAGATGTAGTCGGCGATGTAAGGATTAGCAAACTCCATGCCAAGGTTCTTAACTGCTAGAGATAGTTTAGTAGCAGCTGCCTCATCTGCAATAAAGGCGTTAATAGATGCTTTAGCAAATGCAGTACCCGCCGCTGCTGTGACAGCAAAGCCCAGCCCTAAGTTCTTGACCTGCTTGTTTAACCTAGCTGCTGCTGTTTCGGCTTTCTTGAATCCTCTAGTGTCGGCTTTGGAGCCAATCAGGATTTCTTCTCTTACTGCCATTATGCTGCGCTCCTAAGTGCTGCTCTCGCGGCTTCGGCTCTAAATTGTGTTAATGCTTTATCTATTGCTCGCATGGTTGCGCCTTCTGCCATGCCTCTGTTCTCAGCCCAAGCGCGATAGATAAGACGTCCGCGACCTTTAAGGCTTGATACCAATGGAGGAAGTTCTGAGATGAACTGCTTACCCGCTTGTGGGTTATTTGACTTGCTCACTTGGTTGCTCTTGCTTCCGGCTTTAGGACCAACCCAAGGCTGACCCTGTAAACCGTTGCGTCCTGCGCTCTCATAGATAGCTCCCACGCGGCTACGGTTCTCAATACGAGCCATGGAGCTAAATCCGTTGGAGTTAATCTTGCTAGGTGTAGTGCTGTAAGTGATCCCAGATTTAATAGTCGAGGCATTAAATGTTGGGAACTTTCCTTCTGAAAAGGAACGACCAGCCCAGCCCCGCATCGGAGATTCCGCAGGAACAAATCCTTTAGCTTCTCTTACTACAGGGCGAAGGGCAGCCGTGATTTCCTTCTTCAAAGCCTTCTCTAAGTCAGGAGTGAAGCGACGCATTGCTTTACGAAGGTCAGCGTTTCCGCGTATTTCTATTCGCATTCTCTCGCTCCTTCGCTAGGTCGTTTAACACTTCTATGTGAGCCTTAAACGCCATAGGCGATAGGTTCACTATTGACTCAAACGGAACCCCGTACTCATACGATAGACGAGCTGCCGTATAAGTAACGGAGTTCCGATCTAGCCTAAAGGGGAAGACTCTAAGACCTCGACCCCTTGCAACATCTCGACGAACTTATCCCCAAAAGGAGGAACTGTTTCTCCGCCGCGCTTCATGGCTTCCCAGCAAAGGAAAAATACATCCGATTGCTTCTGGTCTTCCATAAGGCTCTTGTGAAAGCCCTTACCAGTATGCTGCTCGAAAGCGTACTCGTGGATAGGGAGTATCTCGTACTCTCTAACCTCGCCATTAGTCTTTGTGATTTTTAGTTTTGCCATTGCCCTTGCCCTTTTCTCTTAGTTTAGAATGTGCCTGTTTCAGTCTTTGTTACGCCACCTGAGACGTTAAAGGAAACGCTCTGTGTGCTTAGATCGCCAACAGCGCCGTTAATAGGGGTGATGTTATTGACCAAAACGAGACCTGTCCAGAATGGGTTAGCAGCTGAGCCAGATGCTGACTTGTCGTTAGCTACCTTGAAATATACGTTCTTCCCAAGTAGTGAGTTAAGCGTCTGGAGAACTGCGTTTGAACCGTTGTCGTTGATAAATTCAATAGTCAATGTTGAAGTCTCAAGTCCTGCAATCTGACGTACACCTGTATCGCCCATCGCTGTAACTGGGATTTCTTCAAAGCTGCGGTTGAGCGTAAAAGATGTGCAATACGCGCTAAGGTCGATAGATGCTGGGTCAGTTTCGCCGAGCTTGACGCCGACCTTGTTGTTAATGAATTGTGCCATGTTATTCTTCTTCCTTCTTTGTCGGTGTTGCTGGCTTTGTTACTTCTGGCTTGACTTGACCAATACGCTCAAGCCATTCTGCATTTGACTTATCAGTCATATCTAGCTCCATTCTGTTAAGCATTGAATTGCAATGTCGCAAGTCAATAAATCGCCTGACGGAACAGTCATAACGCTGGGAGCGCTGACTGAACCTAATTTAAAGTTAATAGATGAGGCACATAGAAGATTAAATACACGGACTACGTCAGCCTCAATGCCAGCCAAATTACCTTGGTTATCCAAGAGTGGGACTAGGATTTGAACCCGGAAGTTAGCCATTGGTGAGATGGTGTTCTGCATATTGTTGTTCGGTTCGAGGTATGGATCCGCTGGAGTGATGATGATTGAATTCGGAATCGGGCTCGCTGGTGGGAAGCTGAATACCTGATAGAGGCTGTTGTCTACCAGAGCCGTAGCGATAGTTGACCGGAGAGTAGTTATCGCAGTCATGCTCAACCAACCATACTGTTCGGGTCGATATACGGCGAAATAAGTCCGCGAATGCGGCTTAGAAGCTGAGAGGACATCGCATAGAATAAACCCATAGATCCATCGGGAGCCATGCCGTTGCCTGAGTTAGCTTGACGAGCTTGCCAGATAGACTCGGCAACCATAAGGGCTGCCTCCTGAATTGCTGGGACTGTAGAAGGGTCGAGATAAGTCTCTGCAGCTACTACGCCGTAAGGGTTGACAGGATGGTAAACGGTTGCGGTGTTGTTGTTACCTGAGATGGCGTAAGTGATTGAATACTCGCCTACCTCTGTGATGGTCTTGCTGCCGTTATGTTTAGATCCCATTCCTGAGATGACCACAGTCTGGCCTACATAGAATACGTCCTTAGTAGGCTCATCAAAATAGGTAGTGCCTGTGTTGGTGGTATTGCTATGACCAACTCCGAAAGAATTGTTAGCCCATATGAAAGGGAGCAGGGCGTTATCTGCCGCGGCGCAAACTTCTTGAATGATTGCATCGCTATAGAGGGAGCCGACACCGAGAGCTGC